TACGGTATCACCGTCTAAAACTTTGTTAATTTTGCACTTATATTGATACATTTTAAATTACCTTATCACTCATAGTACTATCTTGTACAGGCTCATCACTAACCATAAGAATATCATTAGTATCTACTTTCCGAATTGTATGATCTCCGTTGTCATCTTCAATGTCAACACCACGAGTCCAACGACCATGTGTCACTAGCACATATTGACCAACTTTAATATCGGTTTGATCAGGCCCTATTGCATATACACGACCCCAACGTGGGCGAATACCTGAGCTTTTCATATCATCATTGGGGATTATAATTCCACCATTTGAGATACGCTCATCAAATGCCATGTCTGAAACAATAACGCTATCATGCAAGGCACGTAATTGTTTAATTTTGTGTGGTTGAAATGCCAAACTTTTTTCCATTTTATTTCCTTTTTTCCTTTGCTTTAATCTTTTCAATTTCTAATTCTTCTTCAATGTTACCATCTATATCCTGTTCCCATTCTGTAAGTTCTTCTTTTGGTTGTTGAACTGGTGTTGGTTGCGGGCGCGTGGGCTGTGGACGTTGAGCATGGGCCGATCTATTTCCCACAGTTTTACCATACATATCGTTTACTTTTTCAGTAACAGATTTAACGATTCTTCCATGTGAATCTACGGTGTCACCTCTAGCATTGACCTTCATATTACCTACAGCCAATGTTTTTTCATTTTTGGCAATTAGAGAGCCCATATCAATCATTTTTCCTAATGCACTTCTATGTTTTGACATAATAAAATCCTCATTGTAAAATATTTAATCACATTTTTGATATTTATGTTATTTTAAAAACTCATCTATTGACAAATCATAATACAAGGAATTAATTTTATGAATTCCTATCAAAAATAACACAAAACTTGCTACGCTACTACCTCTACCAACACCCCATACTATATTATGTTTTCGCATTGTATCGACCAAATACTTTAAGTATTTTAGTAAAGGGAACATATCTCTTTCTTGAAATATAATCAATTCTTGACCTGCTCTTTGTAGTTCAGAATCAGATTTACATTGATCCAATACCCATTGAGCAATATCTATTGCATTATATTCTTCAGGCAGAAACCAATTACTTTGTAAATTGGCATCAAATTCTTCTATTAAAACATTTGGGTCATGATATTTTTTTAAGATTGGAACGTTTTCTAAAAACAAATTTTCATCAAATTTAATATCAGCTTCAACTAAAGCCGATTTAATCAGTCTTTCAGTATCACTCAAATAATAATTACAGAGGTCGTCTTCTGTAAATATCATTTGACCATATTTATCAACTCTCATACAGTGATTATACTCTCCTTTGTAGGAAAAGTCAACTATTTTTTTACTTTTCGGTTAACTCGTGAATGTAGGTGACTTCGGCTGAAGCAGGTTTGGTTTTCCAATGTAGTCCAACATCATTCCATTCAGTATTGTTAAACAATTTAAGGATCTTATCCTTTTTATTAGATTTAGGAGCATCAGTAATACAAGTAGATGATTTATTCCACCATCCTTCATTAGTATACATACTCTCTATATCGTCAATTTCTAACCAAAATTTAACATCATCGCTTAGTTTGCTAACAAGATATATATCTGTGATTAATAACCTGCTTTCAGTTATTGCTCTTAATTTAAGTAATAATATAGTTGCAATAATTTGATCATACGGATCATCTGGTACTGTGCAAACTTTAATACCAGCGGTTGAATAATTATCTATTACTTTTTTTTCTTTTTCATTTACAAATATTGAATTTTCTAAACAGTCAAATAAAAAATATTTTATTCTTTCCATTGCAATATTTTGTTCTATTATACAGTCAGTCAATACTTCCATAGATAAAGTAAAGTCATATAAATTCATTAAAAATTTATCTTGGAAATGCACACCGGCTTGGAAAGAAAAAGTTTTTTCTAATTTAACGCTCATTTTTCTTTTTGTATATTAATTTTATCACCCAAATCTTTCTTTTTAACTAGATCATCCATTTTCTTAGAATATTCTTTTTTATAACTAGCAATAGCCATGTTTAATTGGTTTACTAGTGGCTGATTACCACTTCTATATGCAAAGGTTAACTTATTAGTTAAATCAGAAATAGTATTTTGCAGTTCTTCAACTGTTTTATCAGACAGATTAAGTATAAAAGGATGTTCCATCCTAATTATTTATCACCATGAGTTTAATGAAATTCTTTTCCAAATGTCTGAACCAACGTAACTGGTAGCTGACATTGTACCATTGGCAGTAGATAATACTACAGCACTTGCCGCAACACCATTATATCTAGTTTGGCTTACAGTAATATTTGGACTATTAATACTCTTGATATAATAAACTGTATTTGCAGTAATTCCACCAAACGTATTTCCAGTAAACACTACAGGTGCATTTACTACTAAATCAGTAGTATTATTTAACGTAATGACATTGGTTGTAACTGTAGTGTTACTTGCTATTTTGGGACCAACAGTTACAGCATTATAACTGTCAGTACTTACATACATATAAGTAACTGGATTAGCATTCATATTACCTGAAGAAGTAGATATAGTAAAAGTACTACCGCCAGGTGTTGCTGTTATTGTAAATGTATTAGCAGAAGCAACGGATTTAACATAATATGCAGTTCCTGCTGTAATGTTTCCAAAAGTATTACCAGTAAACACGATCGGCATATCTGGATAAAGTTGAGTAGTGTTCCCTGCAGTTGTAATTAAATTAGTTGTTACTGTGGTATTTGAAATTATAAGTTGATTTACAGAAGAGTCTACACATACTGCACCTGATGTATCACCCAAACTGCCAGTTGAGGCAGGAGTTCTTGTTTGAATTTGCGTAGATTGTCTAGGTCTATTATATGGTTCAATAGTAATAGAATTACCGCAATCCAATGTACTAAACGTATAGTCTAATTGTGTAACATCATACGGGGCTGTAATTGTAGGAGTATTAGCAATATTTGCATAATTTTCTACTGTTGTTACACCAAAGTTATTATTTGCAAAAACTACCTGACTTGGGAAAGTAATTACTGCATTAGCGTTTCCAATAGACAATTGCAACTGAACATTGCTTTGTGTTCCTGTAGGAGCCCATCCGCTAAATTGAAATGTAGTATTTGCAGAAATAGTACCATATTGAACATCACCCAATGATGCATTTACTAATACAGTACCTGATAATGCATTACCTAAATTATAAGTAGTTGCTCTAAATCCACGAGTAGAGGCATTACTTATTAAAGTATTTGCCATATTATTATCTAAAACAGTGTTATCTAACGCTGATTTAAGTAATGCTTTATTCTGAAGGTCTGTAATTTCCGTAGCAGAAACATTTAAATTGTTTCTAATAGCCGCAAAATTATCTCTAAAGCCTTGAGAATTATTATTGACCCCTGGAACAGGGTAGTTTACATTTATTCCACTAGTATTAATTTGACTCATATCTATATCCCATAATGTATTTAGTACTGAGGTTCATCTGGTATAATTGTTTTTCTAGGAAATAGAGCATAGAAATCTTCACTATCCAATGGTACTGGTGTTGGAGTAGCACTAGGCAAGGCTGTCCATACATTAGGAGTAACCGTAGTATCATAATCGTATGTAATAGATTTATTAACTGAAAATCTGTCAATTTCAAATGTAATTTGATTAAGAGTATATGGATAGAATCTTTCTATGTTACTTACTATTTCAGATGCGTATCCGGGTTTAGTATAACAGATTACCCAAGCTTGAGTATATCCTAAAATACTACCATCAGGTTGTTGTGAAGTCATCCAAAGAGGAAGTAATGCTCCACTTTGTGTTTGTCCTAATACATCTACTACTCTATTTCTCATGTCAACTAATGAGTTAGGATATAGAATTCTAGCGAAACCACCAGTATTCAATCTTATAGGTCTTGGCCAATATATTCTGTTATCAACACTTACTCCTTGAGGGTTTACTAAATTATCAATAATTTCACTGTACACTACTTCATATAATGGTTCGCCAAATTCATCGTTTGCAACCGCAGTTTTTATTTGTCCTAATGTTAAAAATCTCCAATAGTGATTTCTAGTAATCGCTTCTAAATATTGCGTGATATTACTTGCAAATATCCCATATGCATGTTCATAAATTACAGAAGTTGCTTTTCCAAAGTTTGAATCTTCAATTCTATAGATATAATCAGGTGGAATAAGAGTATCGTTTTGTAATAGCAAATTAATAATATTACGGTCTTGTACACTAGGCATTGCTTTAATGTAAAGGGTATCAGTAGGTTGATCAAATTCCTGGTAAACAGTTAATACAAAAGTTTTAGTAGCAGTTATTATTGGATAAAGAGGTGATTGAGCACGAATTGTAAATGTAAATTCTGTTGAATCACCTACTGCCAATAGTGTATTAGTTGGTTGATCGGCTACTGTTCCTATTATTTCACCAGTACTGGATAATACAAGATTTGGTGGTAATGAACCTGATGTTATTGTATATGCTAAATCTGCATCTGCTACTGCCATAACCTTTTTAGTACTTACTGTACCATTATATATTATTCCTAAATCAGTGGGAGTAATCCAATTAATATCAGGACTAATATCATTAGAAACATAATAAGAAAAATTAAAAAAAGCACTTTGTATAGAAGAGTTAGCAGTTTTATATGCAGCTACACTAAAAGAATAACTACTAAGTCCTGGACTTGCAATATTTGGAGTACCAGTAACCCATCCAGTAGTACTATCACCTGTTAATCCTGCAGGTAACCCACTGAAATTATAACTTAACGTATTGCCATCAAAATCGTATCCATTGATCTTAAATGTTAAATTGTTTCCACTTTGCAATGTTCCTATGAATGCATTAGCACTGGGTGCAGTAGTAAAATCTGCACTTTCGGGAGGAGGAACTATATAATAGGCGTAATAAGGATCTGTTGGACTTATAATAAATGTAAGTGGTCTTGTATTTAAAATTGTAGGTACTCTAGTATTATTGGCATATCCTGGGCCGCCTGCACTTATAGGA